TTTAATATTTTTTTTTTTTTTTTTTTTTTCATATTCATTTAAAATAAATTTATAAGATTTTACTAATAAATTAAATATATATTTATTTCCTCCTTTATCTGGATGATTCAACTTAACAGCATTCTTAAATTTATTTCTTACATCTAATATATTAAAATTATTAGGATCTTTAATATTAAATACTTCAAAAGGATTTATATCCATAAAAATTTTATAATATTTATATATTTTTAATTTTGTGAAAGAACGATTTTGTTATAAATCTTAATAATAATATTTTTAAATTTTATTAAATCAGTATTTTCTACATCTTTTAATATTTCCATCCATATTAGATAAAATTCTTTTATTCTTCCAATATCAGCATCATTATTAAAATATGTTTTATCTTTTTCTGCAATTTTTGTTAATATTTCAAGCCATTTTTCAAAATGTGTAATTTCATTCTTAACTAAGAAAATAATATATTTCTTACCAACACTTATAATTCTGTCTTTTAGTTTTTTTCTTATATCATCAATATTATTATTATATTTTCCTTTTTCTATATCAGTAATATTTATTAAAATTTTATTTTTTTCAAATATTTTTTGATATTGTGTTGGAAATACCCACCAAATCCAATGTTTGGTTTTTTTTTCAAGATTTAAATCTGTTAAAATATCTTTTTCAAATTCTTGTTGTTGTTTTTTTAAAAACACTTCTGAAAATTCTGTTAATTTTGGTGTTGTTGATGTTTTTGCTGATGTTTTTGCTGGTGCCGCAGTTGCTGATGTTGTTGTTGCTGGTGCCGCAGTTGCTGATGTTGTTGTTGCTGGTGCTGATGTTGATGATGTTGTTGTTGTTGTTGCTGCTGCTCCTCGTGTTGATAAAGAAGATATTGATGAACATTCTTTTCTTGAATATGGTTTATAAACTATATTTTTTATATTATTAATAATTTCTTCATTAGCTTCAGTATTTATTAAATTAAACAATGTTGGTGCAATTTTATTATTATTTATTAAAGAAATTTCTATATTTTTAAGTCGTTCTTCATCTATTTCTTTTCTATTCTCTTTTTTATAATATAAACTAATTATTTTAATAAATTCATCTATTTCATCAGTTTCTATTAAAGTAAATATTTTATCAATATTTTTTACTAAATTATATTTATACCAATTATTTCTGTATTTAAAAACATTAAAATATACATCATCATTTTTTTTACAAATTAATGATTTTAATTCAAATTTGGTATTTTTAATATCAATTTCTTTTTTAAGTTCTATAGAACTTGGATTTTTAAAAATTAAAAGTTCATAATTTTTAACTTTTAATTCTATATCTGTTGTAAGAGCAACTTCTGTTTTTGTAGAGCCTCCAAGTAAATTTGTTTCATTTATTTTTATTAAACTAGTTAAATCAAATGGTTTAATTAAATCTATTAATGTACCACCAGTTAATTCAGTTAAACTAATTAAATCATTAAATTCATCTAATGTATTACCATAAAATATATTATTATTTTCAAAAATTGTAAATATGTAATCTAAGAAAAATATAGGATCATTCATTAACTTAAAATTGTCATAAATAGGATAAAATACAGGTGATGATGTTGATGTTGATGCAGGTGATGGCGTATTTTTTGATATATTTAAAATGGGTAAAAATAATAATTCATTGTTTACTTTGCTTCTTCTATAATAATAATTTAAATTTTTATAATTTTCTAAAAATATATCTAAATTATATTTAAATTTTTCTATATTTTTTTTCAAATTATTATCATTTGGATACAAGGGTTCTTCTTCTTTGCTCGCAACAGGAGGAACAGGAGTAACAACACGGCTACACTTTTTAAATTTAAAATTACTATATATTATAATTTTTTCAGTTGATGAAGAAGAAGATACAGGATTTGGAAATTTATAAATTATTTTATCTGTATCATCAAATAAAGTAATATTAATTGTTTTATTATTTTTTGCTACTATATTAAAATATTCTACATAAATTTCATTTTTTTGTATTTCTTCAAATTTTTTATTAGATAAAGTTCCAGGAATATTATAATCTCCAGGTATTGGTATTAATTTATTAAAAAGTGCTTTTAATTTATCTTCATTATTAAAAATAATGTTATTATCTTTTATAGCAAATAATTCATCAAACCACGTATGTGGTGGCATGGTAGTGCCTTGGGGGGTATCTAGTGTTTTTATAAATTTATCTAAAGGTAATTCTGATTCTTCCAAAATACTTATTTTATGAAAAAAATCAATTATATCAGTTTTAAAATTACCTGAAATATATGGATAAACACTATCTTTTTCTTTTAATTTATGAAAAAGATAAGGTAATAATCCTAAGTGTTTTGTTAAACCATTTATTTTTAATAATTTTAAATATTTATCATCATCATCTAAATTTATTATTAAATCATTTTTTAAATGATTACAAAATCTTGTTCCATTATCACATTTTACATTTTTATAATAAGTTAAATAATTTCCAATTTCGTTTATATCAAAAAGTAATTTACCATTTGTATCTGACATATTAAACCAATGTGTATTATTTGTATTTTTAATTATAGTAAATCTTAATATAGTTTTTTCAGTATTATCTTTAATTATATGTTTTTTGATAGTTTCAAAACCTAAGGTTTTATTTAATCCTAAATGTTCCAAGGGCATTATAACTATAATATTATGTTTTGTTAAATACTTCTTTCTTAATATTTCTATATCTTCTGTTCCCCCCCAAAATTCTGCAGTCATTATAAAATTCAAAAATTTATTTGCTCTTTTTTTATATTTATCATCAATAATGCTTGTGTAAAAATAATATCTTCTATATGTATTTAATATTTTTGTAATTTTTGTTTTAGTTGTTGGAGTTATTGAAGAGGAATTAATCTCATTTATACTAATATTTATTTTGTCAGCATTATCATTTATTACAATATTATATGATTGGTTTGTAGTAAGAAGATTTGTTTGTATAAAATTTATGAATTCCTGTTTTTCATTTAAAATATTATCAACAGTCCATTCATCCCAATTAATTAATTCTAAATTTTTTAAATAAACTCTACCTAAATATTCTTTAAATAATTTACCATCACTTAATAAATTTGTTTCTAAATAAGTTTTTATTATGTTTCTAATTCCTATCATATCAAAATTTACGGGAGGAGCATCATTGTTCATTATACCGGCATTTTTAAATATATTAACAAATGTATGGAAAAAACAATCTCCTCCACCATTATTTGGTAAAGGTTTTAATGAAGCTTCAATATTCCATTTATCATTTTTAATTTTAATTTTATCATGTAAAAATAATTTACCTCTCTGTTCCAGTGGAATATTATCAAAATTAAATTTTTTTTTTTTTATATTTAAACATTTATAAAAATTTAATTGATCTTTTTCATTAAAAACATAATCTTGAGAATCTATTTTAATATATTTTTTTTCTAAATCATATCTAAAAGTATCATCTAATTTTTCTTTTTGTATTTCTAAAATATTTTTTTGTTTAAAATATTGTGAAATATTTTGTTTTTCTCTTAATGTAATATTTTGATTTTTTGGTATAAATGGATTTTTTATATTTTTGATTTTATATTTAATTATTTCTTTTAAAACATCTGATTTTTTTATTATATTTGAATTTATTTTGTTATTAATTTTTAATTTTTCTAAAAAATGATTGTCATCATTAAATATAGGAGCTAAAAGTAAAAAAAAGACTGTTGATAATTCCAGTCTATTTTCAAAAAATAAATAACCTAAATGTGGTAAAACAACTGATTTTAATTTTTTTTTTAATTCAATAATATTTTCTTCTTCATCTTCAAAACTTTCTTGAACTATAATTTTTGAAACATCTAAATTTGTCTCTAATTCCCAAATTACATTCAAATAATTAATACCCCAATTTTGAAAATATTTATTATAAATTTGATATAAATTATCAAATTGTTCAAAAATATTTTCTGTTATAGAATTACTCAATCCTTCTAGAAAAACATTTTTATTAAAAATATTTTTTATATGTATTAACATATTATCTTTAAAGAAAATTTCTTTTATTTGTTTTTCAAAAGTTTTATTGCCATCTTTATTTACAACTTTATAAAGGTCAAAATTTTTATTTTCTTCTTTTTTAATATATTCACCATTTATTCTTAATTTTTGAAATTTTTTAACCATTTCATTAATTAATTCTTTTTTTGTTTTTTTAATTATTTTTATTAAAGAATTTTTAATTAAATTTTCAGCAAGTTCATTTTCTTTTTCTATAATAAGAAGATGTTCCTCTGCTTCATAATTTTTATTTTTTAAAATATCATCATTTTTTAAAAATAATGAATCATTTTCAAGTTCAAGTCCAGATATTTTATATTTTGTTTTACAAATCTTATAAAAATCTTCTAATTTTATAATTAAACTTTTATATTTCAATCTCTTTTCAAAATTATAAATTTCTTTTTCTTTAACAAATAAGTCTAAAAGTTTATTTTTATTATCCGAATTTTGATCTAAATCATCTTTTAATTTCTGATATATAATTTTTGTTTCTTCTAACTTTAATAAATTCTCATTAATCGTTATATCTTCTTCTTTTGACCCAAGCTTGCTACTTGGTTCAATCATTTCTAATGAAATTTTTTTATAAATTTCTTGTTTTAAAATGTCTTGTTTTAATTTATTAAATTCTAATAATTTTTTATTTTCTTCATTTTGATTTAAATCACAATTTATATTTAATTGATAATTTTTATTTTTATAATATTTTAACATAGAAAATAAATCAGAAGAAGGTTCTAAATTATTTATAAAAATCATATTTTTGTTATCTTTATAATAACTTATTTTATCTGATTTAAAATTATTACAAAATTCTTTTAATTTAACTTCTTTTAATTTAACTGTTGTAACATTTTTAAAAAATTTATTTTTACTATTTTCATTAAAATTAGGATAAGTTTTAAAATCTGAAGATTCCATTTATTAGTATATATATTATATTAAATAAATTATTTTACTTAAATATTTAATAGAGATTAAATAAATAAAAATGAATAAATCTTTAATTTATTCTACGAAAACGAAAAAAAAAAAATTAGAAGAAGTAAATAAAGACATAAAATATTCTACTAATAATAATATTTTAAATAATGAAAAAAAATATTTTAGTAATTGTAATAAAATTAATTATATTTGTATAAATCCTGAAATTTATGATACAGCATTTATTTATAATAATAATTCAAATATTATTAATATATTAAATAAAAAATATTTATTTATAATTTATTATTTAAATTTTAAATATATAAATGAAATTAATTTAGAAAATAAAAATAATTATTTTAAAAATCAAATTGAAAATTTAAAAAATTTAAAAAATTTAAAAAATGAAAAATGTATTATTTGTTTAAATAATATTAAAAATATTATTATACTAAATTGTGGGCATATTTTTTGCTATAACTGTATAATAAATTCTTTTATTTTTAAAAAAGAATGTCCTATTTGTAGAGAAAATTTACAATCTAAAAAAAACTTTTTAATTAAAAATAAGAATCATATAAATAATATAAAACTTCTGTTTGGAAATAAAATATTAAAATTATTACAAATAATAAAAAAATATCCTAATAATAATATTACAATATTTACATTGATAACTCATATTGTTTTACCTTTAAAAATTTTAATAAAAAATTTATTTCAAAAAAAAATAAAAATTATTAATAATATTTCTAAATTAACTAAAAATTTTGATTTTTTAATTTTTTTAGAAAAAATAAATTTTAAATATATAAAAAATATTAATGCTAATAAAATTTATTTAATAATTTATAATAAAATAGAACCAGATATAATTATTAATTAATTTAATTTCTTTAAAAGTAGATATAATTCCTCAAAATAAATACAAAAATTAATTTTAAATATATAAAAAAAAATGCTAATAAAATTTATTTAATAATTTATAATAAAATAGAAACCAGATTATTAATTAATTTAATTTCTTTAAAAGTAGATATAATTCCTCAAAATAAATACAAATGATGTAAAATATATTTATTGGATTTTTTTTAATTTTTTGAATATTTATTTTTTCGCGAATATCTATTTTAATCTGTTTAATATACTTAAAATATGTTTCCAGATTTTTAAAAATTATATTATAAGATTTTTTATTATTTACCTCTTTTATATATGTGATTCTATTTTCAAACAACTTAAAAAATTTATTTAAAAAATTTTTTAAGTTATTAACTTTGTTGTCATTTAAATCATCTTGGTTAAAATTTATAAATTTATAAAAAATTATATTAAAAATATAAAAATCAATTATTCTTATTGTTTTTTCTGTTTTTTTATTATAAAATTCTAAAATTCGAAATAGAATATTATTATCTTCTGAATGTTTTAAATCAATATTTATAAATATTTTATTTATTATCTCCTTGTCCCTATCTAAGTTATAAAGTGTTCTTAATACTATTTCTCTTTTGTTTAAAGAATCTTTAATATTTAATTGTAAGTTTTTATTAATATTAATTTTTATGAGAGTATTTGCTTTTTCTAATACAATCGATTTTGATTGTATTAATTCTGATTTATTTTTACAATATTTTATTTTCCATTGTCCATCATCACTGTTTTCCCAAATAATTCCCACTAAGTCTTGTTTTCCATCTATTTTATATATATTTCGTTCATTATGATTATTAGCATTTCCCATTAAATATTCATTTGTTAGAAGATTATCAGTTATTTTGATTATTGATAAATTATTGTCAATGTCTTTATTTAATATATTTGCAGTACTCATTTATTTAATTCATATATTTTTTTTAAAAATAAATAAAATTAATATTAAAAAATAAATCAAAATACTAAATAATATTAATATTATTGGTAAAGCAAAGATGTTTTTATTTTTTCCACAACCAAAAATCTTTTTATTTTTACATTTAGATTTATATTTTAATAATAAAATTACAAATAATAAATAGATAAAAAGAGAGATATACAAAATATAATTTATCATTTAATAATTATTAATATTTTTTTTATATAAAATTTAATTATTATTAATATTGTTTCAATAAATTAATTAATTCTTTTTGTGTTTTAATTAAGTCTTGTGTATTTAATTTAATATTTGATTCAGTATTATTTAATTTAATATAGTCAGATGTATTAAAATCAGATTCAGAATTAATATAATCAGAATCAGATTCAGAATTAATATAATCAGATTCAGATTCAGAATTAATATAATCAGATTCAGAATTAATATAATCAGATTCAGAATTAATATAATCAGATTCAGAATTAATATAATTAGATTCATTAGATTCATTAGAAAATTTTTCTATAAAATTTTGAAAATAACTTGATATTAAATATGTAGATAAAAGTGCTAATAAAAGTGATAATTCTATATTTTTATTAATACTATATCCAATTATAAATATAATTATTAAAAAAAGCAAATTATAATGTTTTTTTGTTTTAAAAATTAAATAAATTAATGAAATAATTATAAGTAAATTTAATAAATCATTTATATTTTTTATTTTAAAATTCATTTATATAATATATAAAAAGAAAAAAATAAATTATATAAATTTATTTGAGATAAAGTAGAAAATAGAAGCTACTAAGCCTTTTACTAAATTACCGGAGAGATTCAATGAATCGTCTGTACCTAATCGTGGTATATATTTAATTAAAGATTTATTAACAAAAGAAAAACTAAGTGCGAATGCAATAGTAAAAACAATTAATGGTCCTTTAAATTTTTTTAAAATATTATATAAAAGTTTTTTATTTCCATCTAAAGTAGGTTGTTGTATTTGTTCCTGTTTTTGTAATAAACTTGGAATTACTTGTTGTTGCATTTGTTGCATTTGTGGTATTGAATTTAAAATAGGTTGTTGTAAAGTTGGAATTTGCTGTGGTTCTTGCAATTGTTGTTGAGTTTGTTGAATTTGTTGAATTTGTTGAATTTGTGAAATTTCTACTTGTTTTGATTCACCAAGTTCTTTTAAAATATCTTGTACTAAATTATTATCATTATTTGATGTTAGTTCTGAAATTGGTGTTGATTGATTTGTAGAAGTCATTTAATTTATTATAATAATTATATATATTTATTTTTTTTTTATTAAACTTATATTTTTTTTATAATATTAATTTAATGTATTCAATAAATAAAAAAAAATTAAATTTAAAAACAATTCAAGATTTTATAAATTCTATTAATATTAATAATAACTGTCCTTTTTTAATTAATACTGAATTAAAAAATAAAAAACGAATAATTGCTATAGGTGATTTACATGGTGACTTTGATGCATTATTAATAGCTTTATCTAAAGCAAAAGTAATTAATAAATTTGGAAAATGGATAGGAAAAGATACAATTGTTGTTCAAGTTGGTGATATTTTAGATGCTAAAAGAAAATTTGAATTAGGTAATGGAACAGAAGAAATAAATATTATTAATTATTTAACAGATTTACATAAACAAGCTTTTGAAAAAAATGGTGGTGTTTATTTAATTTTAGGAAATCATGAAATTATGAATGTTCAAGGCGATTTTAGATATGTTACAAAAAATGCCTTAAATAAATTTTCGTTTAATAATAATAATAGAAGAAATTTATTTAAACCTGGTGGAAAACTTGCTAAATTTTTAGCTTGTAATTTTCAAGCAATATTAAAGATTGATGAATGGATATTTGTTCATGGTGGAATTTTAAAAGAACATTTAGAAAATTTTACTTTAAATAAAATTAACAATATTATAAGAAATATACTTTTAGGTAATAAAAATATTAAATTATTAAAAAAAAATCAATATGATTTATTGTTAGGTGGCAAAAGTATTTTTTGGACAAGAGCTTTAGCTGATGATAATGTTATTTGTAATAATGTTTATAATACATTAAAAATATTAAAAGCTAATAAAGGAGGTATTGTAATAGGTCATACACCATCAAATCATATCATTAGTAAATGTAAAAAAAAAATTTGGAGAATTGATACACATATGTCACAAGCTTATGGTAAAAAAAGATTTTTGGATGATAGAATAGAAATATTAGAAATTAATCCTAAAAATAATAAAACAAAAATTTTATAATCTTTCATAAAATAAACAATAAGCATCATTTTTTGGTAAATCTTTTTCTAATATAAATTTTCTATTGGCATCATTATATTCAAACCATAAAATTTTTCCATTATTTTTTGTTAAATTTTTACAAATAGCATAATAGTGTCCTGTACCAATAGTTCCTTTATGATAACAAATACCATATAAATTATAAATATTTCTTTCATCTAAAGAATACTTACTCATATTTAATTTCAAAGGAAAATTAATTAATTTATTTATTTTTTTACTTTTATTATTGTATCTTTTAAAAAAAATGATCAATCTCTGTGGTAAATTTATAAAATGAATATTTTTTTTAAAAATAGTATCTTTTGTATAATTTTTTTTTTGTAATTCAATTTTTTCTTCTTTACAAAAATGATTTAAACAATCATAAATATCTAAATCATCTTTATTTTCAGGAATTTCTAAACTTAAGCTACAAAATGGATCAAAACTATAAGATATTTCTTTATCTTTATTATTTGTTATACTAGATATATATTGTCCATAATAATATTCTGTTATTATTGAATAAGATTTTTTAAAATAATTTATAAATTCTTTATATGATTGCATTTTTAATTTATCTAATTCATTTTTTTGTTCTCCATCAATAGTTATGTTTACTTTAAATTCTAATGATTCATGCATACATTCCATTATAAATTGTAAAAATTCTTGTGCATCATTCTGATTAAATCCTATAAATTGTTTATCTAATATAATAGATAATTTTTGCACTATTCCTAAAAATTTGTGAGGCACAATTACTACATTATTTTTTATTAATAATTTAATTATTTCCACCCAATTTTCTAGTAATTCAATATGTACTTTATTTTTATTTTCAGATATTTCATTTAAATATTTATCTGAGATAAAATAAGATGATAATTGATAATCATGTCTCAGACATTGGATTATACTGTTCATAAAACAAGTGTTCCCAATATTTTGCAACCCAGATATATCTTTCGGTACAGTATTCTTATTTTCAATTTTTTGGAAATAAGTCTTATTAATTTTTATATTTTCAAAAGGTTTTGGCATATTAATATTATTATTAATAATATTCTATTTAAATTTTTTTAAATACTATATTTAAATTTTAATTATACTCATATCATTAACTTTGTCTCAATTTGTCTCAATTTGTTTCTTTTGTCGTTTCATTTAAAAAAAAGGATAAATATTAACTAATATCAAACTCCCAGTTTTTTTTTATACCTCCTCTTGTAATTATATTTTTTTTGTTATTTTCTTTTTGTTTTTTTATTTTAAGTTTTAGCATTTTATCAAAAGTGTTTTTATGTAATTTTTTTTGTTTATAAAAGATATTAGAAACTGTATCAAAAGCTTTTTTTTTTAATTTTTGTTCAAAAAAATGTAAAAATATTTTTTTTTCATTTTTGTATTTTTCTTTTAAAAATTGTTTAATTCTAATTTTATCAGGAATAATACCACTAGATTCTATTATTTTAAAACATATTTTATCTTTAATTCCAAATCCTGAACAAATATTACAAGGTTCACATGTTTCACAAAAAATATTAGAAGGTTTATTATGTTTTTTTTCACTTGATAAATGAATAAAACCTTTACCATTACATCTTTCACATATATTTTCTAATTTATAAATAAACCAGTTATTTAAAAAACTATGAGTTTCTAAAATCTCTTTTTTACCACAAGAAAAAGGATAAATAACTATTATATTTTTTGTTATAAATATATGAGTATGTTTTTTTTTAACAACTAAAAATAAAGTTGAAGTAAGTAATTTATAATTATAAAATTTTTCATTTAAACTAATATTCATAATTCATATATAATTTATTATAATATTTTTCTTTGTATTATGTTATAAATTAAAAATATGTATAATTATATTATCAATCCTACATCATATAAAAAAATAAAAATAACAAGCAATTTCATAATTCATATATAATTTATTATAATATTTTTCTTTGTATTATGTTATAAATTAAAAATATGTATAATTATATTATCAATCCTACATCATATAAAAAAATAAAAATAACAAGCAATTTAGGAAAGAACATTTTAAAAAATTATTTAAAACAATTAGGGGGAGCCTCAACAGGGCAAGAAAAAATATGTGAATTTAATAAAATAGATAAAATAACTAAAAACTTAAATACTACATCTGATTTTGATATTACACCAACAAAAACTGTTATTAAATCTGAAATTTATAAACCACCAAAATCATTAGCTGTTAGATTTGTTATTATGGAAAATAAAGAAAAAATTGCTTTACAAAAAATAAGAACTAATAAAATTATTAATGAATTTAATAAATTAGATAAAATAACTAAACAAAACTTAAATATACCTGATGTTGATAGTACAGGAACAAGAACTGTTAGTCATCTGTTAGATGATGACTTAAAAGAGTTTAATAATAATGACTTTAATTGGTTACAATTTGAAAAATTAATGAAAAGTAAAAATATTGATAAAACTAGTTTTCTATTAACATCTAAATTTAATGTGATTTTAGATTTATTTCTTACCTTAAACAATTTAAATTTACAAAATTTTGTAATTGGTGATTTACAAAATAGCAATATTATGGTAAAATTAAATAAAAGAGGATTTTTAAAATATTTACAATATATTGATATATTAGATTGGGGGTATAATATATCTTCAGAAAAGAATATTCCTTTAAAAACAATAAACATTCACTCAATAAGTCCAAAAGAATTATTACTATCTTATATTAAAAATAAATTAATTAAAAAAGTAGTAATTTTAAATGATGATGTTATAAAAAAATTACAAATAACAAAAAAAAATGTATTTAATCTGTATGATAAATATGATGATTTATATGGATTTTCTTTTTTGGCTTTAGATTTATTAAATTGTAGAGAATTAATAAAAACTTTAAGAAATATAAGAAGTAAATATTTTGGAAAATATGAAATGAAAGGTGGTGCTAGTATAACTGTTTATCCTAAACATATTATTTATAAAAATTATATTTATTGTAGAAATAAAAAATTAGGTTTTGGAAATTTTGCTGTTTTAATAAAATATAATTTAATTGGTTCAAATAATTTGAAAAATATACAAAATTGTTCAGATATTATAGAAATGTCAGATGAAATACCAGCATTTGAAGACACAGCTATTGGAAAATTAGTTCAAAACTTATCAACTATAAAAAAAGAGTTAAAAGAAAAAGAAGTAGAAACAGAGTTAAAAGAAAAAGAAACAGAAAAAAGAAGTATAAAAAGTATAAAAAGTAAAAGTTTAAATTTAAAAAATAAAAAAAATAAAGATATTTTTATTTCTTTAAAAAAAATAGAAAGTAGAAAAAGTCTTAATAATTTTTGGGTTTATAAAGAACCAACAGAATATTTTGGCAAAAATAGTAGTGTTAAAATAAATATAACAAATGATTTAATAAATCAATTTACTCACAATAATAAAATTTTTAAATATAATAAAAGTAAAAAAATAATGGATTTATATACAAATGAAATACATGAAACATTTGAAAATTTTAAAAAAAAATAAATT